GCAAGTTCCAAGAAATCAATAAGGAAACTGAAGCTTTCAAAAAGGAACTTGAAGATGAATATGGATCAATCAACATTAACTTGGAAGATGGATCGTTCTCACCTATTGAAAAGGAAGAAGATAAGAAATAATGTCCTCTATAATTAGAAAGATAAGTATTGGTTCTGATTACAAAACTGATGCTATGCACTACTCGATAGGGCAGTCAGTATATGGTGGTCACACAATATCACATATACTTTCTGATAAAGAAGACAATTCTTATAATATATTCATTAAGAAACAAGACGAAGTATTGCCGTGGAAGAAGTTTAATTCTAACATGGCAATATCAGTTGAGTATGACTTAGAATATTAGTGAAAAGTTTATTTGATTTTATCGTTGAGCCTGTTGGCCAGCGATATTCTAATAAAGTAAAAGTAGGTGACAAAAGCCTTATAATTAACACACAATTGGAAACATTTAAGTCTGTTAATAATATAGCTAAAGTTATTGAAATACCACTGTCTCATAAAACACCAATTAAAGTAGGTGATTTAGTTATGATCCATCACAATGTATTTAGAAGATGGTACAATATGAGAGGAGAGGAAAAAAACAGTAAGTCTTATTTTAAAGACAATAAATATTTTGTTCAATTAGATCAAGTATATTTATATAAAAAAGAAGACAAATGGAAAGCTTTTAACAACAGATGTTTTATAGCTCCATTAAAAGATACTGATGAGATACACAACTGGCAAGAGCAAAACCTTATTGGCATATTAAAATATGGTAATAGCTTCTTAGAAGCGCTAGGAATCAATGAAGGACAGCTTGTGGGTTATAAACCAGGTGGTGAATATGACTTTGTCGTTGATGGCAAAAGGTTATATTGTATGAAATCTAATGATATTGTTATAAAGTATGAACGTCAAGGAAACGAAGTTGAGCATAATCCTAGCTGGGCACAAAGCAGTTGAGGAGTTAATCAAAGTTGCTAAAGAAGCTATCGTTGATTCAGGAGACGATATTACGGCAGATAGATTAAAGAACGCAGCAGCTACAAAAAAGCTAGCTATATTTGATGCATTTGAAATTCTTAACAGAATTCAAGATGAAGAGAATATGTTAAATGATGTACCAAAAGAAGAGGTTATAGAAAAAACTTTTTCTGGGTTTGCAGAAAAGCGATCTAAATAATGTATCAACAAACGTTATACAAGATAATTGAACCCATTAAGCCTCATGTAATTAAGAGGTTAAACAAATCTAAAAAATGGGAATACGGCTATAATAAAGAACATGACATTATAGTAATAAGCAGAACAGGACAAATCGGCGAAATATACGAAATCCAAAACTTAGTTATTGCTTTACCGCTCGAGGATAATCCATACAAAAGATCTGGTAAAAAAGAAGATCAATACTGGGAAAAATTCCAACCAAGAAAAGAATTAAAAAATATTAAAACAATATTTGACTGGAAAGCATATCCTGCTAACTTTAAAGAAAAGCTTCATGATTATATTGACGAAGAGTTTAAGAGAAGAGACGAGGGTTTCTGGTTTTATAACAAAGGTGTTCCTACCTATATTACTGGTACTCACTACATGTATTTGCAATGGTCAAAGATTGATGTTGGGCAAGCAGATTTTAGGGAAGCAAACAGATTATTCTTTATATTCTGGGAAGCTTGTAAATCCGATACACGATCATACGGGATGTGTTATCTTAAAAACAGAAGAAGTGGATTTTCTTTTATGGCATCAGGCGAGACTGTTAACTTGGCCACAATATCTAGTGATGCTAGATACGGTGTCTTATCAAAGTCAGGCGCAGATGCTAAGAAAATGTTTACAGACAAGATTGTTCCAATTTCAGTTAACTACCCTTTTTTCTTTAAACCTATCCAAGATGGTATGGATAGACCAAAAACAGAACTTGCATACAGAGTTCCTGCTTCAAGATTCACTAGAAAAAAACTTGATAGTAATCAACAAATGGAGGAAATCGTTGGACTGGATACAACTATTGACTGGAAAAATACAGGAGACAACTCCTATGACGGAGAGAAGCTTGCATTACTTGTACACGATGAAGCAGGTAAGTGGGAAAAGCCAGAAAACATATTAAACAATTGGCGAGTTACAAAAACAACATTAAGATTAGGTAGTAGGGTTATAGGTAAATGTATGATGGGATCAACATCAAATGCTTTAGATAAAGGAGGTAGAAACTACAAAAAATTATACGATGACTCAAACGTTAGTAAAAGAAACCGCAATGGACAGACTCGCTCAGGATTATATAGCTTGTTTATACCTATGGAATGGAACTACGAAGGATACATTGATACTTATGGATACCCTGTCTTTGACACTCCAAAATCCAAAACTAAAGGCGTTGATGGTCAAGCGATTGAAATTGGGGTCATCGAACATTGGGAGAATGAAGTAGAAGGTCTTAAGGAAGATCCTGATGGACTTAACGAATTATATAGACAATTTCCACGTACAGAGAAACACGCTTTCAGAGATGAGACTAAGCAGTCTTTATTTAATCTAACTAAAATCTATGAACAAATAGATCATAATGAAGATTTAAAACACTCAGGTGTGGTTACTCAAGGTAATTTTCAATGGAAAGATGGGATTAAAGATACAAGCGTAATGTTTGTTCCTACTAAACAAGGTAGGTTTTATGTCTCATGGGTACCAAACATTAATCAACAGAATAAAGTTCTTATTAAGAACGGTTCTAAATATCCTGGTAATGAACACATGGGAGCTTTTGGATGTGATAGTTATGATATATCAGGAACAGTTGATGGGAGAGGTTCTAAAGGATCGTTACACGGTTTAACTAAGTTTAGTATGGAAGATGCTCCTGCAAATTTAATATTTTTAGAATACATATCAAGACCTCCAACTGCAGAGATCTTCTTTGAAGATGTATTGATGGCTTGTATATTTTATGGTATGCCAATATTAGCTGAAAATAATAAACCAAGATTACTGTATCATTTTAAAAGAAGAGGTTATAGAGGTTACTCTATGAATAGACCTGATAAAACAATGCATAAACTATCTGTTACTGAAAAAGAAATAGGTGGTATACCAAATTCAAGTGAAGATATAAAACAAGCCCATGCTGCTGCAATTGAAGCTTACATAGAAAATTTTATAGGTTTTAATAATGAACAATACGGAACTATGTATTTTCAAAGAACGTTAGAAGACTGGGCGGCTTTTAATATAAACGATAGAACGAAGCATGATGCCTCAATTAGTTCGGGGTTAGCAATCATGGCTTGCAATAAAAATAAATATAGACCTGTCGCTGAGGTTATAAAAGAACCAGTTAATTTAACTTTTTCTAAGTATGATAATAAAGGCGGTACATCAAAAATAATTAATAGATGAAATTAAACACTGGTATTAATAGTGCATTTCCAAGTCAGATGGTATCTGAAGAGGAAAAGAAAACTGAAGAATATGGTTTGTTAGTTGGACAAGCTATTGAATATGAGTGGTTTAGAGGAGGAAGAGTAAATGGAAGTAGATGGAATACGGGTTATCAAAATTTTCATAATTTAAGATTATACGCTCGCGGTGAACAGAATGTACAAAAATATAAAGATGAATTATCTATTAATGGTGATTTATCTTATTTAAATTTAGACTGGAAGCCAGTACCTATTATACCTAAATTTGTAGATATAGTAGTAAATGGTATAGCAGCTAAAAGTTATGACATAAAAGCTTTTGCACAAGATCCTGTTTCAGTAAAAACAAGAACAGATTATGCAAACTCTTTAATGTCAGACATGATAAACAAAGACTATTTAAATACATTTAGTTCTGAGTTAGGTATGAAGGTTGGGGCTAGTGATAAGGATACTAGTGAACTACCTAATAATGTTAAAGAATTAGAAGTTTATATGCAACTAGACTACAAGCAGTCTGTAGAAATTGCTGAAGAAGAAGCTATAAACACTATACTATCTTTAAATAAATATAATTTAACTAAAAAAAGAATTATTGAAGACATAACTACTATTGGTATTGGTGCAACAAAAACTTCTTTTAATAAAGCTAATGGTGTGGTTGTTGACTATGTAGATCCTGCTAATTTAGTTTATTCTTTTACTAACGATCCTAATTTTGAAGATATATATTATGTAGGCGAAATAAAGTCTATGACTATAGCTGAAATAAAGAAAAGATTTCCTAATCTTACTGATAAGGAAATGGAGATGATGGTTAGATACCCAGGTCGTGATGGTTACATAGCTAATCCAAACTATGACAATGATATGGTTCAAATATTGTTTTTTGAATATAAAACATTTATTGACCAGGTATTTAAAATAAAAAAGACTGAAAATGGATTAGAAAAAACTTTACAAAAACCAGATACATTTAATCCACCTGAAAGTGATAACTTTGAAAGAGTATCAAGAAGTATAGAAGTTTTATTTAGTGGTGCTAAAGTAATGGGTGTTCCTCAAATGCTTGAATGGGAACTTGGAGAAAATATGACAAGACCTAATGCTGATATAACTAAAGTATATATGAATTATAATATATGTGCTCCAAACTTGTATCAAGGACGTATAGAATCTTTAGTCAGTAGATGCACTAGTTTTGCAGACATGATACAAATTACGTCTTTAAAATTACAACAAGTAATTCAAAGAGTTGTTCCAGATGGTGTTTTTGTTGATGTTGATGGTTTGGCTGAAGTTGATTTAGGTAATGGAACAAACTACAATCCACAAGAAGCTTTAAACATGTACTTTCAAACTGGTAGTATAGTTGGTAGAAGCTTAACACAAGATGGTGATCCTAATAGAGGTAAAATACCTATACAAGAGTTGCAATCTTCTAGTGCTAATGGTAAAATACAGTCTTTAATTAATACTTATCAGTATTACTTACAGATGATAAGAGATGTAACAGGTCTTAATGAAGCTAGAGATGGTGGACAACAAGATCCTAACGCTTTAGTTGGGTTGCAAAAAATGGCAGCAAACGCTTCAAATATAGCTACTAAACATATATTAGATGCTGGTTTATATCTTACACTTAGAAATTGTGAAAACATTTCATTAAGAATTGCTGATATGCTAAATTTTGAATTAACTAATGAAGCTTTAGTTAAATCTTTAAATCATTTTAATGTTGCAACGTTAGATGAAATAAAAGATATAGCCTTACATGATTTTGGTATATTTTTAGAACTGGAACCTGAAGATGAAGACAAAGCAATGCTTGAACAAAACATTCAGGTAGCTTTGCAACAAAATCAAATATATCTTGAAGATGCAATAGATATAAGAGAAATTAAAAATTTAAAGCTAGCTAATCAAGTTTTAAAATTTAGAAGAATAAAAAAACAAGAGGCAGAGCAGGCTATGCAAAAACAACAAATGCAAGATCAAGCTCAAGCAAATTCACAAGCTGCTGAACAAGCTGCTATGAATGAAGTGCAAAAACAACAAGCACTTGCTCAAACAGAGATACAAATAGAACAAGCTAAGTCTCAGTTTGAAATACAAAGAATGGAACAAGAAGCTATAATTAAAAAACAATTAATGGCTGAAGAGTTTCAATATCAATTACAACTTGCTCAAATGCAAGGTCAAGAAAAACAAAAAAAGGAAGCTGAAATTGAAGATCGAAAAGATAAACGAACTAAAATACAGGCAACACAACAATCAAAGATGATTGAACAGCGTCAAAATGATTTATTACCTACAGATTTTGAATCTTCTGGTAATGATAGCATGGGCGGAATTGGGCTAGAGCAATTTGCTCCTCAATAAACAATTTTATTAATTTTATATTATTTTATTATGTCAACAGAAGTGAAACAAGAAGGGTCTTTTAAGATTAAATCTAAAAAACCAAAACAATTAACAAAAAGTGATGAACCTATAAAAATAGATTTATCTAAACCTAAAACAGAACCAGATGCCATTCCAGTCGGAGAAACAAAGAAAGTGGTTGTGGGCGAACAAACCGGAGATAGCCCTAAAGTGGACGAACGAGTACCAGAGCCCAGCCCGGTTTCTGAAATTAAAGAAGAAGAAAGTAAACCTATTGAAGAAAAAATAGAAGAAGAAATACAAGAAATAGGTGAAAAAATAGAACAAAAAGTTATTGCTCCTACTCCAGAAGAAGTAAGAGAAGTAGCTAAGCTACCAGAAAACATTGAAAAAGTTGTAGACTTTATGAAAGAAACTGGTGGCACGTTAGAAGATTATGTTAGATTAAACGCTGACTATTCTAATGTAGATAATGATACTTTATTAAGAGAGTATTACAAACAAGCTAAGTCACACTTAGATTCAGAAGAAATCAACTTCATGATTGAAGATAATTTTTCTTATGATGAAGAGGTGGATGAAGAGCGTGAGGTTCGTCAAAAGAAACTTGCGTATAAAGAAGAGGTTGCAAAAGCTTCAAAGCATTTAGAAGGTTTAAAAAGTAAATATTACGAGGAAATCAAGTTGAGACCTGGTACTACTAAAGACCAACAAAAAGCTGTGGACTTTTTCAATCGATACAATGAAGATCAAAACATTGCTAAAGAGCGTCGAAGTGATTTTGAGTCTGATACTAAAGAATATTTTTCTAATGATTTCAAAGGTTTTGATATCGATTTAGGAGAGAAAAAATTTAGATATGGGATTAAAAATCCAACTGATGTTGCTGTTAAACAATCTGATTTTTCCAATACACTTAAGAGGTTCTTAGATGACAATGGAAAAGTAAAAGATGTTAAAGGCTATCACAAAGCTATGTATGCTGCTGACAACGTTGACTCAATTGCAAAACATTTTTATGAGCAAGGTAAATCCGATGCTACTAAAGATCTGGTTGCACAATCCAAAAATGTAAAAGGCCAAATTAGAGAAAGTTCTAGTGGAGAAGCTTTTCTTGGAGGGATAAAAGTTAAAGCAATAAGCGGTCTTGATTCTTCTAAATTGAAGATTAAAACAAGAAAATTTAACTAAAAACAAAACAATTAATTATTATGGGACAAATAACTCCTGTGTTTGGAAGCGTAGTACCTTCCCAACAACAACAATTACT